TGTCGATCGATGGGGGGATTTGATTCTACGTCGTTGACAACGGACTAGACTGTAAATTTTATGCAACTCAAAAAAAAAAAAAAAAATGGTTTTAGACTGTAAATTTTATGCAACTCAAAAAAAAAAATGGTTTTAGACTGTAAATTTTATGCAACTCAAAAAAAATAGCAATCTTCGATAGTAACTTAAGTTTTTATAGCTACTAAGTCATTGAAAAATAATAACTATTTCTCTTGACATGTATGCAAGTATATGATATGATGATCCTAATAAAGTTAAATCACGGAGTACAGCATGGCAGAAATGACGTACACACCATCGCCAACCGGACGTAAGTTCCATGAGGCCAGAGACATTGACTCTGGGTTCGTGAGAGCACTCCTTGGTCCGATTGGTAGTGGTAAGTCAGTCACATGTGTGTTAGAGTTACTCATGATTGCTATGGACCAAGAGCCAGACAAGGAAGGTATACGTAGAACCAAGTTTGCTATCATACGTAACACGTATCGCGAACTATTAGATACAACTATAGCAACGTTCTTTACGTGGATTAAAGAAGACTCTGGCCACTTCTCCAGTTTAAACATGACGTTCACTATGAACCAGCCACTGGCTGATGGCACTATAATGCAAGCAGAGTTTCTGTTTCGTGCTCTTGACAAGCCCGATGACATTAAGAAACTTCTGTCATTAGAGATCACCGCTGCATGGATAAACGAGGCCAGAGAGATTGCCAAGAGTGTGGTTGACATGGTACAAGGCCGTGTAGGACGTTACCCTCCACCAGTACTTGGTGTACAGCCTACGTTCTTTGGTTTGATAATGGACACTAACCCACCTGACTCAGATCATTGGTGGTACACTCTGTTTGAGGAGTTACAACCAGACAACCACAAGCACTTCCATCAGCCGTCTGGCACATCGCCAGACGCTGAGAACATTGAGAACTTGCCACGTAACTATTACAAGAATATGATGGCAGGCAAGGCTCCTATGTGGGTTGACGTATACGTCCATGGCAAGTATGGTTTCATTGCAGATGGTAGACCAGTATGGCCAGAGTACAGAGACGAGGTGCATAGTGTTACAGCACCGTTCAAGCCCGACCCATCACGTAAGCTCTCTATCGGCATTGATTTTGGTCTAACGCCTGCCGCAGTCATTGGTCAGAAGACGCCGTCAGGTGCTATGGTGGTCTTTGATGAGTTATGTACGTTTGACATGGGTGCTATGTCGTTTGGTAAGCTGCTACATGAGAAGCTTACCACTACCTACAAGGACTTTAAGGACGTAGAAATATTTGCTGACCCAGCTGGTATGGGTAGAGCACAAACAGACGAGATTACACCGTTCCAGATACTTGACAATCAAGGTATCTTCGCTGTACCGACGTACACTAATGACTTTACCATACGTCGTGAGGTACCGGCTGACTACATGATGCGACTAGACTTCAGTGGTCAACCAGCTTTTAGAGTTCACTCTAGTGCTCCTACCGTACGTAAGGCATGTGGTGGTGGCTACAAGTACAAAAGGATGCAGGTTACTGGTATGGAGCGGTTCCAAGACGTACCCGACAAGGGCAAATACTCTCATGCCGGTGATGCTATGCAGTATCTGTTCCTTGGTGCATGCGGTGACTCAAGAGTTATTGGTGGGTATGGCAACAAGCCCATAGACTATTCACAATCAGATAGAGGTATCGTGTAATGGCTGGTAAAGTATATAAGAACAATTTGCAATTGGAGCATGCCTGGGGTGATGGTGCAAGAGCCGCTGCTGCAGGTGCATTGATCGGAACTAACCCACACCCGTCTGGCTCAGAGGCATGGGACGCTTGGAACGACGGCTTTAGCGGAATACGTACCTAACATGGCTAAGAAAGGCAAGCAACCATTAACTGACGCAGATATACTTAGCATCATTGAGAATGAGCTAAGTAATGCTAATGTAACGACCACCAATCCGGAGTCGCTAAGGATGCCACTTGCTTACTACATGGGCCTACCTAATGGTACTGAGACTGAAGGCCGTTCTGCCATAACGTCTACTGACGTGGCTGACGCTATTGAGTGGATAATGCCACAGATAATGAAGTCATTTACCCAAAACAATGAGGTGGTAATATTCGACCCTTTAAACGAGCAAGATGAACTCCAGGCCGACATAGAGTCTCAGTACGTATATGACGTATTAATGAAACAAAATGAAGGCTTTGTACTTATACATCAGTTCGTTAAAGATGCACTGCTACAACGCAATGGTCTATTAAAAGTATACTATGATGATACAACGGAAGTAAAATCATACAGCTACACTGGTCTAACTGAAGATCAGCTACAAATGATTGTTGCAGACGAGAATGTTAAAATAATAAGCATGACACCACGCTTAGAGCTCGATCAAACTGGTCAGCAAGTACCACTTTTCGACGTTAAGTTAGCTGTAACTATTAAAAGTGGTAAAGTATGTGTGGTAACAGTACCACCAGAAGAGTTTAGAGTTAATTCTCAGCATAATTCTATCAGCTTGGAGGATGCTAGGTTTACTGCTCACATAATGAATAAGTCTTTAAGTGACTTGCGCGAAGAAGGTTTTGACGAAGCAGATATTCAGAAGATAATGCAGTCAGACTTGATACGTTCGTCTTACAGATTTTCGTACCAGAATGAACCGACTCTTATACCATCCGTTACGGCTGCAGATGAGGCCAACAAGCTGGTAGAGATTTGTGAGTGCTTCCTTAAGTTGGATATGAACGGCGATGGCATTACCGAAAGAGTTAAAGTCACTGTTGGTGGAGTACTTAACCCAACTGTAGTATTGGAAACAGATCCAATTGACAGTAGCCCATGGGTTGCTACTACCGCAATTTTAATGTCACATAAGTATCAAGGACTGTCTATTTATGACCGTCTTAAACAAATACAAGACAATAAGACTGCTGTTATTAGAAATGTTATGGACAACATGTACTTACAAAACAACCAGAGAAATGTTGTTTTGGAAGGCCAAGTTAATCTGGATGATATGCTAGTTAGCCGACCTGGCGGTCTTATCAGGGCCAAGAGATTGGACGCTATACAGCCCTTGATGACTCCACAAATTGGTGATGCAGCATTCAATATGATACGTTACTTGGATGAAACCAAAGCCGGTAGGACTGGCGTTTCAGCCGATGGCTCGGCATCACCCGAGAATGTTGGTGATCGAGTTGGTTCACAAGGTGTTGATCGTATGATGAACGCTAAAGAAGAGCTTGTTGGCTTAATTATTCGTGTAATCTGTGAAACTGGCATTAAACCACTTTGCAATAAGATTCGCGACTTGGTAACACAGCATACCGATACTATACAAGACTTTCAATATCGTGGCCAATGGGTAAAAGTTAACCCATCTGAATGGCCAAAACGATCTAAGAGTACTGTAAGGGTTGGTACTGGTACAGGCGATACCAGAAGTAAACTGACTGCTATTGAAAAGATACAGCAAGTACAGGCACAGATAATTGCAACACCTGGCCAGGCGCTGACTAACCCAAGTAAAGTGTATGCTGCATTGGATGACTTCTGCAAGTTCTCTGGCTTAAATGGTGCCGGTAAATATTTTACTGACCCTAATTCACAAGAAGGTAAACAAGCAACACAAACAGCTGCACAGCAAGGCCAGCAACAGCAACAGCAAATAATGGACGAGAAGCTAAAAGAGTTCCAATTAAATGCTCAGTTGGCTCAAGCAGCCACTACTACTGCAGAAGCTCAGCAAGCTAACGTTCAAGTCAAGGCGCAATTAGAATTGGCCAAGCATCAACGTGAAATAGACAAGCATACGTTCGAAGGCAAAATAGCACAGTTACTTGCTACGATAGAGCAAGCTAAATTGGTAGAAAAAGGCCATAAAGAAATTTCAGATATGCAGTTTAAATATGACCAACTATCTATGCAAACGGCGGTTGCTTTAACCAAGATAGACGCAGATGCCAACAAGGATATGTTGACTACTTTTAAAGCCAATGAAGAAGCTGTAGACGAGGATATCAATGAAATTAACCAGTGAACAAGAGGCACAATTAGGCAACGAATCAGCTATTGGTACTAGAGCTGTAGCTGCATACAATGGCTACATAAAAGAGTTTGTAGCAGAACAAAATAAAGCTATATTTGATGCTTTTACATCTAGCCAAAACTTAAATGATTTGCCTAAACTGAAAGAATACCAGTTAGCTATAGCTAGCCTAGAACAAGCTGTATTGACTGATATAGAAACCGGCAAATTAGCCATAATGCAGTTAAACAATAACGAGTAACAAATTATGTTTTCAAGAATACAGAGTAAACTCCAAGCCCGTGGTTATTGGGCCGAAGCTCCTTCTACTGACAGTGCCGGCATAAGTGGTGGTAGCGCAGTCGATCGTATTGCAGATTTATTAAGTGGTAAACCAGAGGAACCTGCTAAACCTCAAATTGAAGAACCTGAGGAGGATGATACCCAACCAGATGATTCTAACCAAGATGAAGACGATGCAGACGATGAAGACTCGGACGAAGATATTGATTATAGTAACGACTCCGATGAAGAAGTAACCTGGGCAAAAACCCTAGGTGTCGACGAAAAGAATGTTGTACTTGACGAAGAAGGTAATTTGTCTGGTATCAATGTTAAGATCGACGGCAAAGTTAGTACGGTAGAAATAAAAGACTTAATTGCTGGCTACCAAACCAACAAAAGTGTCACCAATAGATCAAAAGCACTTGCAGAAGAGCGCAAAGATTTTGACTCCATTAAAGTGGCTGTTGCTCAGGAGTACACCAAGAAGATTGAAACAGTTGACCGTTTGACTGCCCATTTAAAAGATACATTATTGAATGAGTATAAGGGCGTAGACTGGACCAGACTTCGTACTGAAAACCCTGGCGAGTACGCAGCTGCTGTGCAAGATTTTAATTTCAGGCAATCTGAGATTGATCGCATATCTTCTGCAGTTACCGAAGAGAAAACTGGCGTTCAACAACAAATGACTGTCGAACAACAACAGCAATTTAATGAGTATATAAAAGGTGAAGCAGAGAAGATCATAACCAAAAATCCATCTTGGGCCAAACCAGAAGTATTCAAGAAAGCTATAGGTGAAATGACTGACTTCGTGAATGAAGAATATGGCTTCAGTGCACAAGAATTTGCAAACGTGCAAGATGCGCGAGTTCTCGAAATAGTCAAAGATGCCATGAAGTATCGAAATAGTCTTAAGTCAGCTAAAACCAAGCTTAATGTGGTTGTGCCTAAATTCCAAAAGAGCACTGGAAAGACGGTTAAAACTGCAACCAAGTTGGATAGGCTGGTTAAGCAAGCAAAAGAAGCAAAGGGGTACGATAAACGTGCCGCCGAAACAGATGCAGTAGCAGAACTACTTGCAAATTTATAATTTAATACAGGGTATCGAAAATGAGTTCAGCTAACACAGACAGTACCGATTTAAAAGCGGTCACAAAAGGTGGTTTAATCCGTGAAGACGTGATGAACCAAATCTGGGATATTTCAAAAATCCCCTTACCACTTACTGACATTATTGGTAGTGAAACTTCCAAAAATGCGTACAAAGAATGGACAGTTGATGCTTTGATCTCTCCATTAGTGCTGCCAACTGCTTTGACCACTATCGTGTCTAATTCTAGAGTCGACGGTTCGGATGCTGCGGCACGTAATGACTCCGTACTTGGCGCACGTGTTGGTAACCATCACCAAATATCCGATAAGATTGTCCGTATATCTTTCCGTGCAGACAATTCAGATGTTATTGGTCGAACCAAAGAAACATCTTATCAAATCATGCGTCGTCAACAAGAACTACGTCGTGATGTTGAAGCCTCTATCACAATTAATAGAGCATCTGTTGCCGATGACGGTTCTTCTGTTCCAGGTGTTGCTGGTGGTTTACCGACTTGGTTATCTACTAACACTTCTATTGGCGCTTCTGGTGTTGTTGGTGGCTTTCAATCTACCGGTGTCACACTGAAACGTACTTACGGTACTGCTCGTGCACTATCTGAAGCATATGTTCGTGATGCAGTGCAATCTATTTATAATAATGGCGGTGACCCATCAATTATGATGTCAGTGCCTTCAGTTATTCGTCGCTTCTCTGAATACTTATTCACTTCATCTGCTCGTGTTGCTACATTGTATAGCGATATTGGCGATAAGGCCGAGAAAGCCACCGCCATGGGTTCTGTTAACGTATTCGTCACAGACTTCGGTACTTTGAAAATGATTCCTAATCGTCTTCAACTTCCTTACACTGGTACTCCAGCCTCTATGACTGATACTTATACAGTTCAAGGTGGTGCAGGTACTACAGCCGATATTTTTATTATCGACCCAGCCTACTTAGCCCTTTCCTACTTGAAAGGTTACCGTACTGAAGATTTGGCTAAAACTGGCTTGTCAGAAAACAAACAAATGTCCGTTGATTGGACTTTGGTTTGTAACACTGAAAAAACCCATGCCATCATCGGTGACATTTTACTTGCCTCTGCTGCAGTGGCATAACACTAATTCATAGCCAAGGATGGCTTATTTTGGAGAATAGACATGGCTGAAGTACCTGAAAAAATAACACCACCTGCACCGAAAGTGGCTATAACATCACCTGCACCGAAAGTAGTTGAAAAAGAACCGGAAGAGTTAACAGAGGAAACACTTGATGTAACCGATCACTCAGTGTATGCACAAGTTAAAAATGTTACCGCTGGTGTATTGGATTTCGAACACGGTCTTATACAACCTGGCAAAACAGGTGCTGCAACCCAAGCAGAACTATTCTACCAGGCAGCATTCATAGAGAAGGTTTAATATGGACTCCGGCGTTATTAAAAGTGAGTTTCACTTTCAGGAGCATACTGGAGTCGTTACACATAAGACTAGTCAACCGACTGAAGACTTGATTCTTGCCCGTAACGCCGAACTCCGTAAAAACCCTGGCGTACTGCACGATTTAGGAAAGCAAGGTGGCGAATCTTACGGCAGACTTATGGCAAGCATACCGTTTATTATGTATGAAAAAGCCAAGCGAGACGGTTTTGATTTAGATAATACTGACAGCAAATTTGCAGGTCTTGAAATGGCTAGATACCTAAAGACTACTGAAGGCAAGATGTGCTTGGTGCAAGGCTAATGGCTGACTTTCTTAACTTTAAACGTGCAGTAAACTCTATGACCAGAAACCCTGATCGTGGAGTGCTTCAAACGGTTGGCATTAATAAAACTATGTTAACTGTACCAAATCTGATCGGTATGACCAGTGCCGCAGCCATAGCAGCCATAGCTGCGGCAGGATTTGTCGTGGGAACAAACACAGTAAGCACTACAGTTGCTTCACAGTCATTAGTGGCAGGTACTAAAACAGTAGTGCATGCCCAAATAAACATAGCATAGGTAATAAAATGTCACTAATAAATGATGGAATAAATTGGGTACGCACAGGAAATGGGTTGCTCCCTCCTGGAGTGCCAGTACCGGTTATATCCGGTACCACCATATCAGCCGTAGACCCAACAGTAAAATCCATTACGCAGCTTGATAACGGTGGCGTGGTTATTGCTAACGGCACTCTTGCAGAGATTCTGCAATCATATCAAGCAATTACAAACTTAATACCTAGTAATTATGTAACTTTAGCTAATGCAATAAGGGCAACACTACGTGGAGCTAGTAACACAAGGATTCCATTTATTGGCGACTCAACAACTGCTGGGGTATGTGAAACTGGAAAAGTTGCTCAGGTATTAACTGCATGGCCCGCACAGGTGGCGGCGGCATTAACGGCGCAGGTAGTACATGCCGGACATCAATCACATTATGGTGTACAGGCAGATGTATATAACACACCGTATACAGCTATGAACGCAGTTGACCCCCGTACTACAGACTTACCAGCGGCGTGGACAAGATTTGCTCCTCCTGGTACGTTTGGATGGGGAGCTTTATCAAACAATACAACTGTCGACCCAATTACTTACACACCAAATGTACCAACTGATACTTTTGATGTTTATTATATTGATTTAGCGGCAGGGAACACGAATCTTTTCACTATAAAGGCAGGGGCTACAGTAGTTGCTACCGCCCCAGCATCAGGTAACACTGGGTTAATACGAAAACTTACCGCCACAGCTACATTGGGTAGCAATGTGTGGTCAATAGTAAATGCAGCTACTATGGGCAACGGCACTTATATAGTTGGTTGGGAAGCCTATAACTCAGCAGTCAAAGAAGTGATATGCTCAAACGTTGCGTTTAATGGCGGGTTTATAGATGATTGGCTATCTATTGGCAATACATCGTCATGGGGAGCATTGAATGTATTAACTTCAGGTGTTACAAAATTTGATGCTGTTGTTTTAGATTTTGGCATTAATCACTGGGTCAATCGTCCGACACTATCGGCTACATTTCAAGCATCGTTGGACTCCACCGTTGCGACATTACTTGCTGCGAGTGTTCCGGTTATCTTTGTTACACCAAATCCTAGCCCAGTTGCATCAGCAACTAAAGCGGTTCAAGATCTACATGTTGCGGCAATTTACACCGTAGCTATCAAATATGGTATTGCTGTAATTGATGTGTATAACAAATGGGGCGGCACGACTGCATTAGGTTTGGCTAACAGTTGGCACGTTAATGCTTCTGATTTACATCCTACCAAAGCTGGTTATGGTGCCAAAGCTGGATACTTTGCTAACTTTATTAAAGCGATACTCTAATGCCAATAATGCCAATAATTTATAAAAATAAATGTGAGATAAAATCAAGGAGTCAAAATGTTCGGAATAGATGATGCAATAATAGCGGGAAGTAAGTTAGTTGATGACGTAGTGACTCGCATATGGCCAGATGCTACGGAAATTGAAAAGGCAAAGTTAGCACAAGCTGCACAGGAAATAAACAACCAATATGCATTGGTGATTGGCCAACTCGACATAAACAAAGTCGAAGCAGCATCGCCCAACTGGTTTGTGGCTGGAGGTCGTCCAGCTGCAATATGGGTTGGCGTACTATCTTTGCTCTACAGTGGAATAGGCGTGTCGTTTCTGTCTTGGATAGCGCTATGTTTTGGGCTGCCGGTGCTACCGCCGTTTACCGACTCGACAGCTAATGCGATACTCATGGGCTTGCTTGGACTGGGCGGTATGCGTACAGCTGAAAAGCTTAAGGGTGTCGAAACAAAGAATGTAGGTAAATGAGAGTCTACGTGGCCATAGTAATTCTATGGTTTATATCACTGCCACTCAAGGCGTTATTTTTGCTAGGAACATTACGCAAAAAGGTCGTAATTATGATTTACATTAAATACTGGCTTATGGCCATTTTTAGTATTACTGCAAAATACCTCGTTGCCTATCCACTTACGCCGTTTATGGTGCTTCTGGCAACTGGTAACAATCCGGTAACGCTACCAAAATGGTTAGAATGGTTCGATACAGAGAATCCTCTTGATGGCGACTTACCATGGAAAACCGATAACCGACCATTCATTATTGAGCATAACCGGTTACAACGATATATCAATCGCTGTTGCTGGCTTTGGCGTAACTCAATGCACAACTTCCAAGTCGATGTCATGGGCATTAAATTGCAAGGCATGTTGTGCGAGACTAGAGTCATTCACGGAAATCCTGCTATACAGAATACTGTTCCAGGTAAAACCGGTTTAGTGCGTCGGTATATTTTGCGTGACGGAAAGGTTATCGCCTTTCAATGGTACTACATACGCCAATGGCAATGGTGGCCAGACAGGTGCATACGGATTAATTTAGGCTGGAAGTTATGGGGTGATATTAGCAAAGGCGGTACTGCTCAATTTACTTTCTCGCCTTGGCTTTGGAATAATTACACGGCATGACCGAAGAAGATATTTATTTAATCCTACTAGAATTTCAGCGGGAAACATTGGTTTTTGGCACCTATCCAGAAGATAATGTTGCTATCACAAAAAAATATGCAGCAATATTAAAAGATAAAATTGACCATGAAAATTAACTATTCACTCCAATATATTAGGAATAACCTGTGGCTAAATTATTAAGTCCTAGAGAGTGCTTCGACAAGTTTGGCGCACCAGATAAAGAGTCTAGTATGATGGTATGGCACGTACCTGATGACATACAGATTCATGCAATACCAAGGAGAATCTACTGCAATAGATTTATGCCACTGCCTTTAGAGTCCGCGCTCAGAGCTGTACAGAATGCAGGACGCAGACTTGAACTCCGTACTTGGGATGGCTGCTTCAATATAAGACCTACTAGGGGGGCTGCTGGAGTACCTAGTCTACACTCTTGGGGACTGGCGATTGATGTTAATGCAGCCTGGAACCAACTAGGCAAGACTCCTAATATGAGTAAGGAGCTAGCGATTTGCTTTACAGGTGCCGGCTTTGACTGGGGCGGTAATTGGAGTAGGCCCGACGGTATGCACTTCCAGCTATCCAGAGATATAGTTCTTGGCCGCGATCTGGAGGCTAAGTAATGGATATTGATGATGATAGTAGAGTAAAGATAGTTTGCTTAGAGCAACGAGTGGATACTATGATGCGCAAATTCATAGATGAAATACAAGAAACCAATCGGCTAATAGAAGAACTTACTAAACAAGTAGTTAGTCTTGAGCACGACAGATTAAAAGCACAAAGCTTCATAGCTGGAGCAGTGTGGTTGGCCGGTATTTTAGGTGCAGTTGCTGCCACTGCATACCACTATTTTGTAGGTAAGGGTTAACATGGCGTGCTTTGGAGAGGCCATAAAAGCGTTGAATGCTGGCAAAAAAGTTACAGTTAAAGATTGGCAGAATACCAAAGTTATATTTTTAGGGCTAGATCGTCGCAAAAGAGGCGGCCCACGTTCTTGTATATATGAACAGTCCTATCCGATAGTCGGTAACGTTGGGCTAAGTTTTTGGCATGCAAACCACAATGAATTGTTAAGCGATGAATGGGTAGTTATAGATGATAGATAAGATTTTGAACAATATGGCCGTGATAATGGCCACTATGCTTATGCTAGCAGTAGTGGTTTGCATATCAGTACCAGACTAAACAGGTAAGTAAAATGCAATATTCTGAAATAGTAGACATGGCTTTATCGGAGTCCGATAGGTCTGACAACTTAGAGGTCACCACTCACATAGACAATATGCTCAAGTTGGTTGAAGCTAAAATGAACAGAGTTCTAATAGCGCAAAAAATGTCGTCTATTATTACAGTGCCTTGCGTAAGTCTACAGCAAGTATATAGCTTGCCAGCTGACTACTTATCGTTGAAAGACATTTATAACCAAGATGCAGTGCTGCGTACTGGCAAACAAGAGTATAGCTACACTTCACCAGAGCAGATAGCTAATGCAAGCACCAACAATGCCCTTGGTAGTTACTATACTCTTGTTAACAATGCGTTGCAAATATGGCCACCATTAGATAACACAAGAAGCCTGGTGCTGACATACTACAGTCGTATCGTACCATTGACTAGCACTAACACCACTAACTGGATGTCTTTACTAAATCCGGACTGCTATGTATTTGGCTTAGTTATGGAGATATGCGCGTTCGTTAAGTCATTTGATGCTGCCATGGCATGGAAGACCAGATTTGAAGAAGTCCTTGGCGATATTGATCTCCAAGATGCTAAGTCTACTTGGAGCGGGCCTGCTCTAACAACCAAAAGAGGTTAAGATGGCTTTAGAATCTACAACAACGATAGCTGGATTGATAAACACCAATCCTACTACAAGTGACCCAGTTAGTCAAGGTGATGACCACATTGTCTTGATTAAGAACGTACTTAAAACCATATTTCCTGGCGTAGGTGGAAGTGGTTTCGCTACGCCATTGACTGCCACAGAAGCCGAATTAAACTTTGTACATGGCGTCACAAGTGCAATTCAGGCGCAGATAAATGCTGCAGTACTGGCCACAACCAATTTGAATACTGCCATACAGGCAGCATTGCAGGCACAGACGTATACTGCATGGACTACTGGCGGCACATCAACGGCATACACATTAACGCCGACACCTGCAATCACTGCGTACACAGCACCGCTTCAATTTAGCGTTAGGTTCAATGCAGCTAGTGGAGCAGCACCAACTCTTCAAGTTTCCGGTGTAATATCACCGCCGTTATTAAAACAGTACACTCCTGCTGGCACTAAAGTAGCGGCAGTAATTTACGCCAATCAGGTATCAGACGTGCAGTTTGACGGCACAGATTGGGTGGTATTAGACGCTATTACAATATCAGATACTGAAACAATAACCAGTCCAGTGTTTGCAGGAACTCCAACAGGCGTCGGTGTTCTTACCTCGATGGGAGTTCAAACTGCATCAGGAACAGCGGTCACATTCTCAGGCATACCGGATTGGGCAAAACGTATTACTGTTATGATGTCAGGTATATCTACAGCATCAACAGGAGTAACAACTCTCAGACTTGGTACTGCTGGCGGTATTGAAATTACAGGTTATGCATCTTGGATTCAATCGGTAGCGGCATCATCAACAAATGGCTCTCTGTCAGCGACAAGTGGATTTGAAGTTGAGACAACCGGAGCAGCCGGAAGAGCACTGCGCGGCCATGTGATTATTAATAAAGTAAACGGCAATGTATGGGAAATAGCCGGACAGTTCAACGACTCAGTATCGACCATGATGATTCTGGCCGGTGACAAAACACTGGCCGCAGCTCTAACACAATTAGTACTGACCACAACGGGCGGTACGGATACATTCGACGCTGGCACCATTAACGTAATGTACGAGTAATTTATGACTATAAGAGATAAGTTGATTGCGAATATAGCGAATGCCAAATGGGCATCCCTTGGTATTGCCGACCTGGATGCAGGTTTTGCAGCACTGACCGTGGCCGATAAACAGACTATAGTGGATGCCCTTAAAGCTGGCGATGACGGTGCTAAGATATTGATAAAGGCCAAATTCAAAACTATGGTAGATATTTATGCAGCCACCAAAGCAGATGCGTATATTGCGGCAGGTACTATACCTACTGCTGACTTAGCCACATTTTTTAACTAATATGTCATCGCCACTAAGACTCAATAGTTTAGGCTCCCAAAGCATAAATGCTGATTTGGAGCATTGTGATTTGCCGCCAGAAACTATCACGTTTGGTAGCAATATACGACTAGTTAATGGAAAAATAAAGTCATTCAAAGCACAGAAATTATTAGCAACACCGCCTAGTAACTTCTTTGCGTCACACATAATACGCGTGCCAGGTTCTGCAATCACTTATTACGTGCTACTTGGCAGGACTCGTGCGTACGCGTTCGATGGAACCACTTGGTCTGATATAACATCGGCCGCATCGACCAACTATAGTGCATTGGGTTCCAACGATGAATTGTTATGGCATAGTTGCAAATTAGGCCAGATACCAATTGTTAACAACCCGCAATGGTACCCAGAATACTGGTCTCCACAGCAAGTTGCAACCAAACTTGTAGCGTTAAACTTCAGCGCCGGTGTTACATGGCAAACTAAGGGCTATAGCGCAAAAATAATGCGCTCACATGGTAACTATTTATTTGCACTAAATTTAACAGAGGGAGCTACTAAATTACCTACTACGTATCGTTGGTCACACCCTGCAGATACCAATGGGTTACCATCTACGTGGGATGAAACAGACTTAAGTGCTATAGCTGGTAAGGCTTCCATTAGTGGCAATGGCGGTGAGTTAATTGATGGCCTATCGTTACGCGACGCGTTCTGCCTATATTCAGAACGTAGCATACACATATTGGATAATGTTGGCGGTGAGTTCATTTGGAAGCGTAGATTGCTAACTGATAGCCATGGACTACTGGCTAAGAACTGTGTGGTAGAAGCATTAGGCACGCATTATTTTATGTCTGATGCAGACATAATGATGAATGACGGCAATAGTGTGAAGTCTATATTGTACGGTAAGTTAAAATCCAAATATGCAGACAATCTCGATAGTTCTAACTACGCCAATTCATATGCTATCACCAACCCATTGACAAAAGAGATTTGGTTTTGCTACCCAGAAAGTGGCTATACACTACCATCTACGGTTATTGTATATAATTATATTGAAGGCACATTGGCGGTACGGTCGTTGACTGGCATACATACAGCAATGACTGTTGGGCCTATACTTTCCACACCATTGACGTGGGCTAGTATTACTAATACATGGGCCAACATAATGTCCGTGTGGAACTATGACCCGACATCTAAGTTTTCCAGTGGTATAGTTGGCGTTGATAGGGCTACAAGTGCTATATACTCTCTTGAGGTTGACGATGGTGCTACCACACAAAATACAGTAGTTGAGAGGTTGAGTATAGCTGTTGAAGGCCAAGAAGTTGCTATTACTACGCAATCTGTATATCCGCATATGACTTGTGGTGGCGATGTAAGTATACAACTCGGCTCACAGTCATTCGTCGGCGCTCCTATAAGATGGAAGCCGGCAGTACTATTCAATCCTAATACCAATCGTAAAGTTGATATACGAACCACCGGTACTCTGCTATCTTGGCGCATTGAGAGTGTTGGTGTGAACCCATTCATTCTTACTGGCATGGATATTGAATATGTGATCGACGGAGCCAGATAATGGAACAACCACCAGATGGTACTAAGGCCGAATTATCAGAGTACTTGGTTCGCCAGCTACTTAAACTACAAAGTCAAATAGATGGCTCACAAGTGCTACCTGGTTTGACATCGCTACCAACTAAACCAGTGGCTGGTAAAGTTTACTACTTTAAAGCATTAGTCGGTACGTGGATTACCACTATAGGTGCTTGGATTTACAAATTGGTTCCAGCAGGTTCATTTACAACTGGCACTAGTTATACAATTATATCTATAGGTACTACCAACTACTTACTAGTAGGCGGCGTAAATACTGTAGGAACAACGTTCATTGCCACTGGCCCTGGTACAGGCACTGGCACAACATTTACATGGGGATTTTTAGGATGAATACTACAGGCTACGTTATAGCTGCTATACCAATTACTCTTATAGAGCCTTTATGGTATAAGTTTGAGCCACTAGTACAATTAGTAGTAGAGGTTGCCAATGGTGAGATAACTTGTGCTGGTGTAAAGCGCAGGGCTCTTATAGGCGAAACGCTTATAGTGGCCGTATGCAAGGGCCCAGAAATAATAGCAGTTAATATTTTGGATATTATGGAATTTGATAGCGGTTTACGAGCATTGTACATACCGGTTGTTGGAGGTACTGAGATGGACTTATGGATAGACCAATTTTTCATTGTTGCTAAAGCAATAGCAAAAGACTTCAACTGCACAGAGTTGCGCGGCCTGGCTTCGCGTAAAGGTTGGCTACGTAGACTAAAAGCACTCGGATGGACTGATATTACCACTGTAATAAAATGTGACGTAGGAGAATAACGTGGGCGGCCATAAAAATACATCTAGCAGTAACATGAGCAACAACAGTAGCTTTGCTCAAAACATACCTGAGTTTCAAAAGACTGCACTTAAGCAGTTATATGGTCAAGCACTTAAGACGTTTGGTCAAACTAATAATGCCACACAGCAACAAGTACCTGGCGTGTCTAACTATGTAAACCAGGTAAATAATTCTGCACTACCTGCATATCAAGATAGCTTGCAAGGCGGTGCATATGGTGATCTTGGTATTGGTAAGAGTTTAATGGACTCTATAAACAGGTCAGACTCTGGTCCATCTAATACTCAGCAAGTATACAACGGTATCATGGGTGGTAATGGCAATAGCTCTTTAGATGCTATGCGTAGCAGTTTGGAGGATACTAACACTCGTCTAAATGGCCAGCAACAAGCTGCCAACGCAGGCGTAGCAGAAGCGGCAGGCATGAGCGGCAGTAGTCGCCAAGGTGTTACTGACGCACTTAATCAAAGCCTAAACAACAAGAACTTGCAAAATACCGAAGCAAATCTTGGTTATGATACGTTTAATACTGACTTAAACAACAAACTTGGTATTGCACAAGCTGCTGATAGCAATACGTTGGCACGTCAGCAGATGATGAGTGGTATGCTTGGGCAGCAACAGCAGACAACGAATAATGCCCTTAATCAAGGCAGTGCTATGCAAAATCTTGGTATGGGTTCATTTGCACCAACTATGATGCCATGGCAAAATATGAGTAATTACGCAAATGTAATAGGCTCGCCTACCGTGCTATCTAGTGGTTCTAGCTATGGTTCCGGCTCGTCTAATAGTAAAGGTAAAGGCGGTGGGATAGGAGGTTCATAATGGGTGCACTATTTGGTAGTATAATGAAGATGATTGGCGGTAGTGGCGGTAGTGGTGCCAGTTCTTCTAAAGGCGGCAGCGGCAGTGGTATGTTGCAGTCAATAATGAAGAACCCACCACAAAGCAGCGCTGGCGCACATGGCATAGAGAGTTACCAAGACATGACAGGTGGTGCGCAACAACAGAACCCTATATTTGCACAGATTATGCAAAGTGCAATGCAACAAGCACCACAGCAACAGCATCAGCAAATACAACCAGCTCAAATGCAAATGCCTGTGGCGCAGCAGCATTCAACCGCCCAAAATGGTATGCAGCCGGTTACCAATAGCAATATTGACTTATCTGCATTGCTAAAACTTCTTTCTGGAGGCTAATATGGGACTTACCATACAAGATATGCTGAGTGGCGATATTGTAAAAAGACAAGCACCGCAACAAGACTCTATGGCTGGTCTTGGTACGCTACTATCATTTTTGTCGCAGGGCCAAGTTCAAATGCCTCAAGCAGCACCTTTGCCAGAAAGTAGAGGTGCTGATACTAGTATGCTAATGCATATGATGGGCCAATCTAAGTCAAATAAGGATGAACTAGATGCTGACCAATTAGTGAAAAGTTTGATGGGTAATGTTGGCACAGACAGGGTGCCGACCCCGTTAATGGGCGCACATGATGCGACTCCTGGTGAAGGTTACTTGGGCGGTCAAAAAACACCAGAAGAAGTTATGTCAGGGCTAATGTCCAACAAAGTAACACGCCCATTTGGTATGGCTATGCTCAATGACCAATTTGCACCTAGGGCACCAGTGGCTCCACATTACATGGAAATGGGCGTACCTGGCAAGGAAGGCTATAGAACTAACGCAGTAATGGGGCCTAATGGTCCACAAGCTATTGGTGAGCCATGGAAGCCAAGTTCTGGCGTTAATATTGATATGGGTAATGGCACGCAGATGCGGCCTGCTACAGACGCAGAAAAACTTGATTGGGGCTTTAGTCCAAAGATACCTGCAACCAAAAATACTAAAACTGGCGAGTTGGTGCAGCATCCAGTATCAGTTACAGAAGACCAGGCCAAATCTGGCATGTTCTATGGTGGCTTAAATAGGGCCGTAGAGCACATGAAGAATAACTTAGACTTCATAGCTACTCAACCTGCTGACAGTATGAAAGACTTTGCCGCAGACACTGTTAGCGGTCTTGGCATACCATTTGTGTCTCCTTTGGCTAACTCTAATGTATCGCCAGATAGGCAAGCATTTAACCAGCAAAGATCACAGGCACTTACTGCCATTATTCATAGTATGTCTGGCTCTGGGTTCTCAGAAAAAGAGCAAGAGACTAAGGCAGAAGCTATGGTACCAAAATGGGGTGATGACAAAAAGACTATAGCGTCTAAGATACAGGAAATGGGCTCTGTCGCTAATGATTTGAAAAAACGTGCTGGACCTGGTATTGCTGATGAAGTAAAATCTGCACCTGAAGTTATACCTGCCTTATCACCAGATAGTGGTAAAGAGATTGAAGCTGAAATGAGGCGTAGAGGTCTACTAAAATGAAAGTTTCTGAAATGAGCGACGAAGATTTAATGGCTGCACACGCGCAATATGTGGCGCCAAAGGAAACTGCACTACAGAAGACGCCTGTATCAGACATGAGCGATAGTCAGCTTAAAGGCGTATATACTAGTATGCAGTCTAGGCCAACTCCTAGCGTGCCTGTTGTACCTAGTACCAATGATACTTTTAACAAGCATCTTGGTAATATGCAAAATATTGTGCCAGACGCATTTAAGTCTAGTACTAAAGATTTAATGGAGCATTTACCTGGTTCTAATGTTGTGCCAGACGTATTTGGCAAAGAACTATCTGCGTACAAACAAGGCCCGGCTGCATACCAAAAATATAAAGACCTACAAGATATACCAGCAGTATCTCCGCAGGATATTGCCGGTATGATACCTATAGCCGGTGGTTGGGCTCCAGCTATAAATAAGTATGTAACCAAGTTTCCAGATAGTAGAGCTGCTATTGAGGCCGGTGAAGAAATAGATAAGTTATATACTGGTGTAAAACATGCAGGTAATACAGTATCCGGTATGGCCGGATTTAAAACACCACTCGAATGGCTAAACGAATCAAAGTCCATTGATGCAGATAGAGCAGAGAAAGACCAACTTAACGCCATACGCAATGAGAACTCTGGTATGCCAGAGATGATAGGTGGCTCAATACCTTACATGATTGATGGTGCGCTAATAGGACCAAAATTGGCTAAAGGCGCAGAAGCCGTCATATCTAAATTGGCATTTACACCTAGCGCAGCTATTAATGAGGGCAAAGGTGTACTGTCTAGAGTCGTAAATAAATTAGCCAGCATAGACAATCCCATACTAGACGCAACTATTGGTAAACGACTACAGAGAGAAGTTGTTAAGCCTATGGAGAATGCTGCCATAGGTAGAGCCAATAGAGTTCAAGGTATGTCACCACTTATGGCCGGTTCTGGCACTATGGTTGGTTCAGCTGCGCTTGGTGGTATAGAGGGTGCCCTGCATCCAGATCATACCGCCGGTGAGGGCGCGCTATCATCCGCTCTTGGCACATTAATTGGCTCTGCTGCAAGACCATGGTTAGCTAACTCACCGAACATGCGAGATAAGTTTCCGCACGAGAAAGACTTGCTAGACTTTGCTACACGCAGTGGCTATACGTTAACTCCTGGCCTAAAGTATGGCATACCAAAGTATCAACGTTTTGAAGCTGGTATGAAGAACACTAATAACTTTGCAGGCCCATTAAAAGAAGTTATGGATGGTAACGATATTGCCGCCAATCGTACAGCGTATGAAGCACTTGGTATACCGAGAGGTCAAGTCGACTCTATGGGCCCAGAGCAATTAACGGTACACCTTCAAGGTCTTAAGGATAATTTCAACAGATTAGAGGCTAGTACAACTGGCGTATTTGACCCCATGGATAGGCATGTACTATCTGCACATACTACTCAACTAGAGCGCGATAAAACTATAGAAGGCAAGAACATCTATAATGACGCTATGGACTATAAGCGTCGTATGGATAAGTTGATGGCGCCTAATGTAAACACGCTTGGTCAACAAGCACCATCTACAGTCAATGGCAAGGATTTTGCCGATCTACGTAGCAGACTTAAAGAAGACATTAGTAAGTACTATAACAATGGTGACAATAGTAAAGCTAGAGCATTAGGGCCATTCTTAAGTACTCTTGACAAGTCTGTAGAGCGTGGCATGGGGCCAGAGCACTTGGCTGAATTTAAAAAGGCTAATGAACAATGGGCTTTGGCTAATATGATGATGGAGCATGGTACTACACCATTAGGCAGATTTGACCCGGCTAGATTTGGTCAGTATGCATTGAATAGTGACTCTAAGCGTTTCTTAACTGAAGGCGCTGGCGACAATCTTAATACTCTATTTAAGTTGGCCAAAGTTAACTATATGCAGACGCACCAGGCTGGTAGTGACTTATCTGGTATGGGTATTCATGAGCATGGTCTTAACGATAAAGCTACATTACTACAACGTCTGCTATCACCAAGTGAGACTAATCCTATATCTGGACTTACCAATCTGGCTTTGCGTGCATATGTTAATGGTTACCCAGTTACTACCGGTCTGCTAAAATATGCGTCTGGCAAGAACTTTGGTGACCCAGCACTATATACTAGAGCTGCAGAGGAGTATGCTCAACCATGGCCAGAGGCGTATAATGCAGTAGAAGGCCAAGTTAAAGGCGTTGGCGATAAACTGACTAAAGCACAACAATGGTTGAAAGATAATTATAAAGAAAAATGAGATAGATATATCATGATAATCATATCCAAATCATGACGAGAATCGACCCTGTTGAATGATAATTATATGATCTATATCAATCTATCAGATAATAATTATCATCTCTTAAATCGAATATTTTAACAATGGAAATTATCTTATGAGTGCAATAGACGATTATTTGCAGTTAGTTGCTAAAGGTAGTCCGCTTAATAATCAATGGCAACAACTTAAAAGTAATATTAATCATAATATACCAAGTATGCAAGATATGCAAGACCCTGGTAAAATGGCAGGACTTGCCTTACAAGCACCAATGATGGGAGTTATTGACAAACGACGCACTTAGTAAAAGTAAAAGTATGAACTATATAGATTTTTTACTGCACACGTTAAAACATGGTACTCCACCATTTGCCATAGGTGGAGTAAGTCTTAGTTCAATGCAAAATTCTAAAGATGATAGGCAATAAAAGCCCAGAGATTGATCTGGGCTAGTTTCTAATTACAAGCAAATTGCTACTAGTTCATCGTATTGCCTTCGTGCTTCATTATACGCACCTACGGCACTGACATACCTAGCATCTAGTCTATCACGTTCTTCTATGGTCATATTGAACGTACTCCTAGGCATGCACTCTACTACTGCATTTCTTGCAAACTCTACCAGTTTAGCGGCCTCTATCAGTTCTTCCATAGTCTTCTCCATAATTAACCATCTTGACATCATTTGCATAGCAACCAGTCTAGTGGTTGCCACACACTTTTTGCCATCTTGAGTTGCAGCATATAAGTCTTCTGCCAGTCTTGTCACTATCATCGTTCCTTACCAATAGTCTTCTGCAAGTCTGTTACCAGCTTCACCGTTATGTTATGCGCCACATAATCTGCTGGTGCTCTGCTAAATGCGTCCATAGACATTGCATAGCTGTTTTTAGCTATATCACCGAACTTCAGATGTACACACTTAGAGAACTCCCCTATATAGTCTGCTATGTACATATCCAATTTATACACGTCTATTGTTCGCAATATGCCCATATCGTCTGTTGGAATAAAGCTTGTTACTTGTTCATATAAAGTTGTGACACCGCCCATAGGAAGTCTGTATGAACTATGACTTGTATGCCCGGTCAGTTTTGGTGGTATGGCTGCAGAATTGTAACAGAAACGCTCCACAAGCTCTATTATATTTTTAATGTCGCGCTCTAAACATCGCCGTTCTTTTTGCATAGCCTGTGAAGTATTTATCTGATTAACCAGAGCTTTATTCGATTCTGCCAGTTCAGCCTTTAATTTACGTTTCTGATTTCGTCCGAATCTTTTGCTCATGGCGCTTCCTTTATTAGTTTACAGTAAAGTATTCTTGCAGCAAGCAAATCACGTTCAAGTAAATCAAAATCTACCTTTCTATGTGCCCAACTACCTGGCGACTCTTCCGTCCAAGTGTTCATTTGGCAACATTCCCTGTAGGCAGCCTCAAGTTTCTGCACCTTCTTAGCCATGTTTACCAATTCTCTGATGTGATTAGGTAGGCCGGCCTCACTTTGTTTGGCTGTATGCGAATAACCTGTCTGCATATGTAAAGCTTCGTTGTATTCATCTGTCGATATGCATTTAGCGAAGTCACTAGCCACTTCTTGCGCCTCAGCAGAAGTTGATATTAAAGTATCATATATGCCACTTTGTGCCACTGGCTCTACTTTAAATGTATCGGCCACATTTGGTTGGTGCAATCCTCCGGTAGGCTCTTTATTGGGTCGCAAGTCTTTTAACAAGTGTTCTTTTTCGGTGTACATAACAATTCCTTAATTAGTTAATAAATAAATCACAACAGCCAATGGTGCTATGATTAGTACGGCAGTAGCAATATAATCAGCTATACCAAGTTTATATTGTGAAATCATTCCATATCCCCTTCGTCAAATACTTTACCGTGGCCTTCGTTCTCTAGGAACTTAGTCATTTCAACTGATACCAAGTAATCTGTGCCAGTGCCAACACATGGCATTGCCTTCTGCTCTACTGCAGGTGGTGTCGGTGGTGACATGGTTTTGCCATGAAATAATGTTACATATAAGATGCTAACTACTATAGCTGCCATTATAAAGTCGAATATTACAGTACTCATTCTACGTCTCTCCAGTTGGTTGCTCTAGGATGGAATGGCACTTTGCCATCAGTCCACTCAAAGAACTCTACAGTTATAAATCTGCCAATGTAATCATGGCGGTTCTTGTATATTTGCATCTTGTTTTCCATCGTGCCCGGCGCAGGTACTTTAAAAGTACCATTGTCTAAATGACATACCAGTATAGCCCAACCATCTTTGGATGGTTCTATATTGACAACCAAAAATTCTTCATCCATGCACTTCTTTACTTTAACCAGTGATGAACTTCTCTTGCCAGCTTCATAGCCATAGTTGCCATGCCGAAGTATAAGGCCTTCATAGCCATCAGCAATAGACTCATCTAGCTGGTCTTTCAAAGATACTTTATGTGAGTATGACTCTGTTGGTGCAACTGATATGTCTTTGCTAAATGATAGACTATTAATATAGTCTAACCTATAAGCGTATGGCACATCTATCATAGAGTCATACACTACGTACTGTAGCAGTGCACTGTCTTGTTGCTTACGACGTATAAGACTACCAAGTTGTTGCAATGGTGTGTCATGGATGTATAGCTCACCATCAAGAGTTTCACCTTCTTCCAACTCTATACCTTTTAGTATGTGGTCAACTGAAGTTATCGGCTTGCCATTGCGCGAATAGGCAATGTTGCCTTCACCTTGGTTGGTTATAAGGCAACGATGGCCATTGTACTTCTTTTGTACAAAGCAAGTACTGTAGTCAATAGCTCTTATTTTATCAAACTGCTTGGCCAGCATTGGTCGTTGTAAGTCCATCGCATTATTACCAACGTTTGATCTAGCTTCTTCGATGCTATATCTGTAACCTTGGTCAAGTCTACGATTAACTCTTGATTGTACTCGTAATCTTACTTGTTCTGAGAGAGTTCTGCCAGATTGGTTTACTTCAATGTGCTCAAATCTGTCTTGCATGGCGCCATTAACTATGCCGTATCTGATATGTATAATAGCATCGTTAGCCGCTATAGTCCATATGTATACTTGTCCTACGTTTGTTATTTTATATAATGTTGTCATTTTAGTCCTTATAAATAAAAAGAGGCAGGCTAATTAGGCCTGCCATAGAATGTGTCGATTTTTATAGGAGCTAGAATCGACAACCAGCATTTATTGCACTATCTAGTAATTTCATATACTTTAATCTTAACTCAAGTCTATCGAACTTACCTCTTATAAACCAATTCACATATATGTTTGGTACGTAAACTGGTACTTTGCATGAACGAGAATCAATTGCGTACAATGCCATCTACGTTCTCTTCTATGTACGACTCTATTTGCATCAGTGCTTTCTCACTAAGCAGTTCAAAAATATTAATGCCATTAACTTGTACCAAAATTAGCTCTACCTCAGCGTCTTGTGCAGGATAGGACGTTTCCCATGGTCCGTCTACCTTTGCCGGTTTACCTGGTCTATAGTTAAATTCTACATCTAGCTCTACACTGTCTATAACTATTAATGTTTGCATGTGGTTCTCCGATTGATTAGAATGTACATTATATCAATTAAAATACTACTTGTAAACTATATTACTCGAGTTGTGCCAAAGTCTGCCAGCGTTTTCCCACATTTGCTTACATTTTTCACTATCTGCGTACTCTTCTAAGAAGTATATGTTTCTACAACCAGTATTAAGTAGCATCTTTAGGCAATGCATGCACGGTGAACATGTCAAGTATGCTGAGTATATACTATGTACGTCACTACATTGCATTAGTGCATTTTGTTCTGCATGTACGGCACCGCATTCTGCCAGCCCAGTACCACTTGATAATAGCGCACCATTACATGGGTTGTCTATGCAATGACCAAATCCGTACGGTGCACCATTATAGCCTGATGCAACAATGTGGCTCCTATCATTGACAAATATAGCTCCTACTTGCCTGCGACTACAAGTACTTTGCTTTGACAGATGGTGGGCCATTACTAAAAATGTGAAATGTTTACTAGGTCTAGTAGCCATCGTGCTGCCTATTTATGTTTTTAAGCCAAACTTTAGAATATTCGTCCATTATGTTTTCTGGAGTAATACCGGCAGCCAAGCAAATGTTCATACAGAAGCATAGAGCATCAATGGCTTCTGACTTTGTCTGATTTGTAACACTGGCTATAGCAGATGTTACATTGACATAATTGGCCTTCCATGGCTTAAGAACATCTTTACCACCAAACTCTTCTGCCAATTCTGTTATTTCTTGTTGTAAGAAGTACGCCTGGTCTTTTATATAATGCACCATATCGCCATTAGTTAAACCACCTTCATTAGCGTAAGGACTGTGATCTATCTTGTTACTTTTTGATGCAATAAGCTGTTGTAACTCTAATTGCATTGCCAATATCTGTCTCATAGCAACTCCTAAAAATAGCCATCCTTGGCCATTGCAGTTAAATAGCGTCTATTTGAGCTAATAATTCTGCTCTAAGCTTTAGATAGACGTCACCACCAGGGAAACTATCGCGATGAATGGCATGTACAAACTGCCCATCAGCCCACTCAAACGAGTCGTTCTTTCTATTCGGCGGAAAGATGTTAGTCTTACCTGCAGAGCATTGGCTTACATAGTAAGCATCCGGTTTGTTGAAGTCCACTAACCCTTTTAAGAACGGATATAGTTTCAATACTTCCAGCCATAGTTTCATAGCCACAACGTTGTCTACAGTTGTCTGTATTTGCTCATCTGCGCGCATCTGACAATAGCTAACCAAGTCTTTGATGCAACATCTGGTAATATAGAAATGGTCCATGCAACGTGGCATGATGGTTCTGGCGTCAAGACAATTAACTCTACCAGAGTCCATCATGTCAATGTACAGTTGGTGTGCGTTACGAACAATAGATTGATAGCGGTCATAAAAGTCTTCATTGGCTATGATGCCGGGTGCTACTACGCACATATCGTCCCTCATGTCGCGATCGGCATGTGTTTGTGCAGAGAATGAAAACAATCTATGACGTATTAAGTGAGTGGTGTCAATCAAGTTAAGACCACTAACTGACCATGTAATACCAATTGTTTCCATACCAGTTGGTAATATCTTGCCAGCAAATAAGTCTTTTATGCACTGGTCAATAGCTTCTTCGCTGAACTCAAAATGCAAATGGTCATTCCAAGTGTTCATCATAAAGACTGATATAGTCTTTCTAAATTCTGCCACTGATGGTGCGCCTACAATTTTAACGTCGATATTGTTAAGTTGCTCAACAAACTCTAAATGGCCAGGTTCGTCAAATTTAAGTGTCGTATGCATTTGTTCTACAACTGTATTGTTATTTTTTGGCATTTTGCTCTCCGATAAGTGTGAACGCCATTTGGGCGTAGTGTGCTATTTTAATTAAGTCAAGTGATTCTTGACCATCTCTGCTATTCTTACCAGCTCTGGCAAGATAGCGTTTCATGTTGCGATAACAGTCTTCAACACTGTACTCTGAAGCTATGTCTTCGCCTTTATCGCCGTACTGCGGTATGGTGTATGTTTCAATGTGCTCATGCACAACTTCTGAGAACTCTTCCCAGTCATAACCTCTTATACTCATTTAGTAGCTCCTTAAGTTTTATGCTTCTGTAAGTTGCATCATCTACCACACTCTTCATGTATGCACTGTTACCAAGGTTAACTTCGCCTTGTGCATATTGAATAACCTGAATAGTATCTGCATATTTTACTATCTTTGACTCTACTGTACTACCATCTTTGTACTCTTTCCAGAGCTCGTATGCCATTGGTGATAGCTCTACCTTAGCTATCTTTGACTCTACTTGCTCAATAACTTCGGCGATCTCTGGATACTTACGCTTGGTCATTACGGTAATATCATCGGTATATGACTCAGTCCAATCATGAAGTATAGCCATACAAGTTGCATGGCCTACTCTAAATTCGTACTCGTCATATAACTTCATTACTATAGCCGCCACAAAAAATGAATGCTCGGCAATACTTTCTTCATGTATTCTTGGTATTACCGAGTATCTTTTAATGTGTGCAAGATTTAGCATTTGCATGTAAAAATCTTGCACGGTCTTCATTCTACTTCATCCACGTACGGTACATCGGCAAATTCGTTTTCTTCTTCAAAATGGAATAATTGTGAAACAACTTGGCCTAGCGTATATGCTACACTGCCAGATGCGGCTAGCATAAGATTGAACTTCTGGCCAGGTATTCTTTCTAGCCATACGTACAATATCGGTATGCCTTTGGCATATGCGTATCCACACTCCCACATAGTGCCAACATCTTTACCATCGGTAATTGCTACAACTGCATCGCACCCTACGATAGCGTTAATGTTGCCATCTAGCACATCATACACTGTAGCGCTACCGTCACCGAAAAGATTCTCGTCCTTTGGCGAGAAGAATTCTATGCCATTAGACTCTAGCACTGTCTTTAGGGCCTGCAATCTTGTATATTGGTCTGACGTAAACCAAGGGGCTGCTATGTAGACTCTCATACAAAATCATCCTCTACTACCAAGTCAGTACTGGTAGATACTGGCTCTATTTGTGCTTTCAATTGCTCAACCAGCCTTGATAGCCTATTGTTTTCTGCAAGTATTTCTTCTATGGCCAACTCTTGCACAGTTGGCGTTGTTAACTTACTTTCATCTATAAACTCTATTTCCATAGAATCTTGTAGAGTGAATTTTTTATTGTCACCCCAACCATCTTCTTTGTATACTTTGCAATTCATTAGCTGTGTAGCTAATTCCAATGATACTATTGCATGACAATTGTATGGTGTCGATATTAAAATAACTTTAGCCATTACTCTTCACCTATTAAATTTTCTAAGTCAGTCCACTCTTCTGGAGTGGTGCCGGTCATCAAGAACTCTCTATCTGCAGCAGATAGGTGAGGCATTACATTCTGTATTAATGCTCCACGTCGCCACTCCCTTAACTGGTCGTCTGTAACATCAATATTTCTGATGTGTACATTGCCTGTCAAGGTAGATGTCTTCATTACGTCCATTAGTTTGCCTTTTTAGCATTGAACGGTTGATTTGATGGCGTTCTAGCAAATAGAATATCTCTTGCCGTAGTACGATCTGCACCGCCACGTTCTTTTGATGCTATTTCCATGTATCGACCATTCTCTTCCCGTCTTGTCAATCTTGCTTGTCTAATACCCATCTTACTCTCCAGTTAATATTTAGTGATTTTCTTCTTTAAGAGGTTATATTATATCATATTTTTACTAATATAATACTTTTATTTTAAAAGACTTTCAAGTAAAGCATCTTGAAGCCTGGCTTTACCCTCCAGTACTTTAATTATCTTGCTATCTACTGTGCCTTCTGCAACTATGTGATGTATAGTTACACTGTTCTTTACTCCTTGTCTATGTACTCTAGCATTAACTTGCTCATAAAGCTCCAAGTCAAATGTAATACTATACCAAACTACGTCATGGCAGCCGCCGCCTTGAAGGTTAAGGCCATGGCCCCCAGCTTGTGGTTGTACGAGTAGCACTGGTATTTTACCTTTGTTCCAATTTTCTACTATTTTAACTAAGTCATTACCATTTAAGCCTCCGCCAATATGTGGTGCATCTTTAAAAGTCTCTCTAAGCCTACTTAGATCATGATTAAATTCGTAGACTATCAATAACGGTCTACCACCAAGTGATTCTACTATCTCTTCGCACGCAGATAATTTCTCACTATGTATCTCGTGTACTACTCTATCTTCACCATACAAGGCGCCATTGGCGATTTGCTTTAACTTTGACGCTTGTGATGCAGAGTTCATTGCAGTTATAAGGCTTTCATCCTCGCCATACTCCGCAATAAAGTCATTTTTAATGCCTTTGTATAGCTTTAACGCATTAGTTGGCAACTGCACTAGTATAGTATTGAACGATTTCTCTGGTAACTCTAATTCGTCAGAGCTTTTGTGCATAACTATATCGTTTACAGCAGAGTATATCTGCTCGTCTGCACCATTGACCATGGCATAGCCAAATCCAGTGAAGTTTGGTATGAACCAACGTCTACGATATGTTGTTATGTCCTTACCGAGCCGCTTACCATTGTCTAATATGTATATTTGCGACCATAGCTGCAACAATCCATTTGGTGCAGGTGTGCCAGTTAGAATAAGTCTTCGCCTAAATCGTTCTAGCATTCTACTTAATATTTTGAACCGTAACGATGCTTGATTTTTAAACAGTGTTGATTCATCGCATACAAGCATAAACTTATACTTACTAAACAAAGCAGAGTGGCATCTAAATAGCCATGCCAAACCTTCTGTATTTATTAGGTATATGTCATGTTTCTGACGAACTACATTGTCTTTATCTTTACCATGTAGCAGACCGATAGAGAATCCAAAGTCCCACTTAATGTTCTCCTGACGCCATACCATATAGCATACTCTTAATGGTGCTATGATAAGCACTCTTTGTACTTCATTAGCATCTTTAAGTATACGTAATGCACTGAGTGTTATGCCAGTCTTGCCAAGACCGGGTGGCAAGAATAATCCTGCACCATTATGTGACAATATCCAGTCTATACCATCTTGCTGATAGCTGTGTGGTTTAAATGTGCTCATTAACCTTCCTTATAAATTCGTCAACTTGTTCCTTTGAACTAATGACTAAATAGTTGTCAGTGTACTTCATTATTAGTTTGCCTACGTACACTTGTATTGGTGATCTTTTACCTATTTCGGACTTAACTTCTACAAACCAGATTTGTCTATATATAAAAACTATCCTATCTGGCACTCCTATAAAGTTTGGGCATACCCATTTCAAGCATAGGCCTTCACGTTTTTTAATCTCATTTGTCAGATAAGATTCTATTCGAGATTCTCTCATAAATCATAACCCTCGTCTACGAGAATCGACCCTGTTGAACGATAATAATATAATCTATAGATTGATATGGATTAAAAATTATCATTCAACAGGGTCGATATTTTAACTATAGATTTATTTAAGAAACTCTAAAATTTCTATAAGGTATCCATCGTTGCTATCACGTTCAGCAATTGAAATTACTTCTTCAAATGCCATAATCTCACAATCGTCAAGTAGGCTGCAATTGTAGCCAAGTGCAACAATATACTTACGAAAGTTATATATAACTGCAGACAGTGCTTTATACTCGCCGATACTTTTAAAATTGTACCTTGTTAGCTCAAAACGCTTATGAGTTAAGTTTGTAGCCGATATTAAAATCATATTACAGTTAGTACCCATTTTACTACCTCACTATTGATATGCGTTACATAAACTTTTAAATGCACAGTACTTACAATACTCATGTGGAGTCGGTTTAAACTCGGTGTCATTATGGAGCCTGTTAACTCTGGCCTCCCATGCGAATTTGTCGTCAAGTAAATCTCTACGGTGGAACGTATGGCTAGTCACCTCACCAGAGTTAAGATACCAAAACTCTACATCAACCTCGTCATAGTCCTGATTTAGCATCATCATCACGTTTGCGTACAGTCTGCCTTGGTTAACGTGATCGTCATACTTCTTGCCAGTCTTAAAGTCTACAATGTAGTTGCCTATTCTAGCATCTAACTTAAGTCTTAGCCATGCTTCCTTGCTCAACCAACCATTTGGTATAAGTTGCCATTCTTTGTCAAGTACAAATTCTTCTTCTGGTAAAGCACCTGCATCTAACAATGATTGGAACTCTTTTCTAAACTTACTAAGCACTGGTGGCAGTGCCGGTATTTTACCTAGCAGATAGTTCTCAGCAAAAGAATGTACTGCCACGCCGTTGGCCAAATGGTACGATATTGGCTCTGGCAATTTTACTACTTTGCGATACATGTGTGCATGAGCACACTTCTCATAGCCAGAGAGTTGTGAGTATGACCATGATTTAGTCTTTGTCATCATACGTCTCCATTTTACCTAAGTTAGTGCCGATTGCGCCATCAGAGCATAGTGGCACATCCCAGCCTGGTATGCCATCCATTGCCCATCTTACTAGTGCCATTTCTGAATCTTGGTGCTGCGCATCTACTTCTACAACTATTTCGTCGTGCACCGTCATAAGCAGATTACCTTTACGATTTGGATTGTAAAAGTATCGTATCATAGCTTCTTTAGTCATATCTGCTGAAGAGCCTTGTATAAGTACATTACCAAGTTTGTAGTAGAACTCCTTACGCCTACCGGTCTTTGGGTCGTGTGTGGATGGCTCAACCAAGTACGATCTACCGCCCCATGTGCGAATCTTTTTACCAGAGCGGGCAAGGTTTTCGATGTCTTTCATTAACCCTTTAAATTCTGGTAATGCTTCATCGTACACTCTAAAGAATGTCCTTGCTTGCTCAACCGGTATCTTTAGTCGCTCAGCCAGTTTACCTGGCCCACCACCGTACAACTTAAGGAAGTTAATCATCTTTACAGGTGTTCTTGATAAATGGTGACCAGTCATTTCTTGTATAAGATTGTCTACGAATGCGTGCACATCCATTTTAGGGTTATCTTGGTAAGCCTTAAGAATAGAGCCTTCTGCATAATGTGCAACCACTCGTAACTCTTGACCAGAGAAATCTCGCTTTACCAAAACCATACCTGGCTTAGATGGCACTATCAATGACCGTACTGATGGCATTGCATCTATAGTAGAATCATCATCGGCATATAAAGTAAAATTATAACCAGAGTCTTTTGGTAGTTGCTGAATATTACTAGAAAATCGTCCAGTGCGTGTTCCATAGTCGTCCTCTGATCTGGTCTGGTTATAGTACGGAAAGAATTTAAAATCATACTTGGTAGATGACTCAGAAAATGGCTTAAGGTATGTGCCAATGAACTTCTGCAACTTACCACGTAACTTAAGCACATTAACCAGTTCTTTATCTGCTATCATATCCTCCAAAAAGTCTTTGCCGTATCGTGGATTGCCTTTGTCTGTGTACTGTATTTTAGACTCGTCAATAAGGCCTTTCTTGCGTAGCACATTGAACATAGCTTTTGAGCCAGGCTTCTCGCCATTGCCGTACGCAGTTAACTGCATATCTTGCAGACTGAATATACTCTCTAGCCTTTCTCTAGTGATATGTATGTCAGATGATATAGTAATGCCACGCATTTCCATGTCAATAACTATCGGTAAAACAGCCATCTCGCGGTCAAATGCAGTATGTATATTACTCTTATCTACTTCATGGCCAATGAGTACATAAGGTGCCAAGTACTGATATAGCGTATAAGTCATGTTCGTGTCTGACTCGGCATACTTGCCGGCTAAGCCAGCCGGCGCGAATGCTATATCTTGACCAGGCTTTAGCTTATGAGCTATTAGCCATGCGTTTAACTCTCGTTGGTCATCTGGTGGCATCTTGCAATACTTCTCAGCCAGTTGTTTTAGGCCAAGTGATGCTTCACGAGCATCGATAAGATATGCCATAATCATAGTGTCAACTATCTGGTCCGGTAGTGGCACTGGTAAACCGAAGTGTTCGTGCGCCACGCGTAAATCAAATTTAGCGTTATGACATAGTATCTGCTCACCTGATAACCATATGCCATCTAGTATTGATTGAGCAAAACCTTTGGTATCTACGTTGCCAGTTGGGTGGCCCCACGATATGTAAATTGATGGTTCGTTATCGTGCTTAACTGACACACCAACTGGCGTTGGCGATACGTTACTACCTGCAACTATTGGGTGTGTTTCAAAATCTATTGTGTACATACTTTCTCCTAGGCATAAAAAAGGGCTATGACTTTACAATCATAACCCATTTATTTGTATGCATCCAAAATGGTATGGATGACTAACTAGTTAACTGGAGAGTTAACTCATCTTGCTCTTCTTAGCGCCTTCTGCAACCACTGCAGTAGACTCAACATAACCAGAGACGTCGTAAGGTGTTGATACTGATTCTGCAAACTCTTGAAGTCTTGGTGCGATGGCAGTAATATACTCGCCACCAACGATGTTTTCAAATGTTGCCACAATCTGTGGGTAAGCAGCATCTTCGTCGAAGCCTAGCTTGGTTACAACTGCCCATGTAGGTAGCTTCTTTACAGAGGCCAATGACTTAGAATATCTGGCATAGCCCTTAAGAGCACTTGGCGACATATTAATGATGGCCAAGTTCAATAAGTCAGGCACACCATCAGTAACGGCAGCTATTAGCAGTCGTCTACCGTTACGACATGCTTTACCTTTGCCATTGTTTGATGAACCAAATTCGTTCATTGGACAAACGTTGCATGCAGTAGACTGTATCAGTGGCGATATACCGTCTGGTACCATTGTTTCAATCTCTTTGCCGATTGCAAAACATGCCGGAGGTGAGATGACGTCTGGGTCATATGCTTTATCATAGTAAGCATGGTCGAACACGTCGGCCAAGATTACCACTGAAAGCGTATTACCAAGTTTTTCTTCGCCCAAAGTGAACTTCTTACCTTTAGGGCTGATAAAAGGTATACCTGATACTTCGGCCTCGCCTTGGTCTTTGGCAGCCTGCTCAAGTAATGCTTTGGTTGCTTCATCAATATTAGCTATTGACTGTGCTTGCGATTGCGTTTTAACTATTGATTTGTCTGTCATTTTGGACTCCGATTTATTTGTGGTACATGAGACGGCATGTACCGTACCGTTATTCGGTTTTACTCAGGTTACTGAGTAGGTTCTTCTTCAGCAGGTGCTTCTGGCTCTGCAACAGCAGTTACAGGCGCATCAGTTTTGGTGTAAGTCACACCATTGTACTCTGCAACGCCATCTTTCAACAACTTAGGACGAATGGTGCGCCATGCAATGTCGGCGTCATCAGACTTATTATCGCCAGTAATCTCTTTGGTAATACCTTGAGCCTTAATGGCTGCAGTTAATGCGCCATATACCACGCCATCGACTTCGATACCGAATGCAACTCTTGGGCCAGATGCGACACGTGTGCCGGACTTGCCTTTACGACCAAAATTACCAAGAGTTTCCCATGCACCATCAGTGATAGCTTGTGGAATGCCGTCAATGTGCAATAACGTGGTGTAAGTAATGATAGCGTTCTTCAAGTCTTCGCTAATGCGCTCGTCGGTGACCAAGATGTCCAATGCCGCAACAGCATCGTGTTCATCAGCCATCGCGTCTTTCAACGCCTTAACTTCATTGAAGGCTTTTTCCTTTGGCACTTTGGCAGCCTTTACTTTGGCAGGTTGGAATGCCTTCAGGTTAGCCAGGGCATTTACAGTTGCACCAGCTTCATCGCCGATAGCGCCTTGTAGTGCCATATAGATGGTGATAAGAGTTACAAGAGCTCCAGAGGTAGTCTCTGCATCTCTCAGTGCTGACAGAGTGCCGTCGTTGATGGCAACGTTCAGAGCTATTTGCTCTTCAGTCAATGCGGTCGACTCAACTTCTGGTTGGTCATTTTGGACTTCGTTTACAGCTTCAACTGTTACTTCTTCAGAAGCGAATTTGTCTTTTTTTGATTTAATAGCCATGATGGCCTCCTGGTTAGTTGTAGTGGTTGGTTAATTCATTTATAATGAGATTCTATTATATATGAATGTGACTGAATGTATACCTTTATTTTCGATATTTTGAAAATAAATATCTATAAGAATCAATGACTTATGAATTGTAGCTCCCTTTAAATGACTGTGGGTCTTTTACCAACCAACCTTCGTTGGTGAGAGCTGACTCTAGTGCGTCAGCAATCTCGTAAGCCGTAAAGCCATTGGTCTTGGTATGTTCTGACATGTAGCATGCTCTTGAGCAACATACCAATGGGTCCACTGGACCGTCGTAGACGTGTGTAAGGTGTTCGATGATTTGTTTTTGACGTTTTAGTGCTTTTGAAGTGCTCATTGTATTGCTCCGATTTATTAGTGGTTAATGGTGATAGGCAAACTGTTTACCCTTTAAATAAACAACTATATACCACTGACAGTGCTAGAACATAGCACTGACTCGTATCTTTTTTAGGACTACGAGGACTCCTGCTTGCCTATCTTAGACTGTTCTTGGTAGAGCAGTCTAAGATAGACACTAATTATAATTAGTGTCTATATTTTTATTTAGCCATCGCTATAGCCATCGCCATCGCCATCGCCATCGCCAGAGCCATCGCCATAGCCATCGCCAGAGCCAGAGCCAGAGCCATAGCCATCGCCATCGCCAGAGCCATAGCCATCGCCATCGCCATAGCCAGAGCCATAGCCATAGCCAGAGCCAGAGCCATCGCTATAGCCATAGCCATAGCCAGAGCCATAGCCAGAGCCAGAGCCAGAGCCATAGCCATCGCCATCGCTATAGCCATAGCCATAGCCAGAGCCAGAGCCATGGCCATAGCCATCGCCATAGCCATCGCCATCGCTATTAGCTATAGTTTCCATATTTGTACACTCTTTATGGATAGACTTGCCTTATCGGTAATTGGTATAATCTCAATTACTTCAGTTAGCAATACTTCAGCTACTTCTACAGGGAACTTACAGTTTTCTGGCTTTGCTGTACCATCTGTTGCAAGTTGTGATAGCGTTGCAGCACCATCCCAGTAGTATATACGTCTTGCACCAGTTAATAACGCTTCTTTTCCATTACGTTCTTTAATAGTTCCAGCAAACACACCTGCTGAATGCGTTCTTACCATACAATATCTACCAATCATTTTACTCTCCAGTTAATTAACACCAGATGAATTTCTGGTGTTGATATATTATATCATCAAAATTACTTTTGTAAACCTTTATTCTTCACCCTGCCTGCACTGGCGGTGTCAAGTTCTCTACTCTCTTTATCATTGCCTTTATTGCCAAAGATGCGTTCGTAATTGTCATTGTACTTCTCTCTGTTAGTTGGACGTTGTTTTGAACCTTTACTCATTACGTTCTCCGTAAATTAAAACTTATGACGCTTCATGAACAGCTCCTCTACGCGCTCTACCTCACGACACATGTCAGCAGGAGAGCTACCATCAAACTGTGAGTTCTTTTTAACGTACCAATTGCGACTCTTAGGCGCACAGTGCACGCCATTAATCTTACGCTTTATTCGTCTGGACTGCTCACTCCTATCCCATCTGATCCAGTCGTTATCTTGTAACCATACTATAATCTTGGTAGTACCATACTTGTCACCATCAGCACCAAGTGTTTGCCGTACTAGCTCGGGTAGAGCTATCTCATAGCTCTCCAGTAGCTCTTCTATCTTAATCTCGTTATCTGATTGTGTCACGTTCAATAGCTCATTAAAGTGTGTAGTGCGATATGGGCGTATGCCGGGCTTATACTCACTTAAGTCATAGCGTAGCAAGTAGTCAAATAAGTGCTCTGAACCATTCAGCTCTAACCACTTGTCAAAGTAGGCAGTCTGCTGATCTTCAGTCATAACTGTGGGCGATCTTAGTACAAAGGCTCTACGCTCGTCCTTATTAAACTTCATAGCGTCTATGTTGTTAGTAATGACCAAGACGTTGCACAAGTTGTGCTGCATCACTTTACCCTTACACTTAATATTAAGCATCTGCATAGATGATGACTCAGCTGCAGTTATGCGCTTATAGAAGTCAATAGCCTTACCACGTAGGCCAGACGCCTCGCTGATCTGCAGTAGCTTGGTCTGGTACAGCCCATCGTCATAGTCTCCTTGTATATCCTTGTTACCAATGATCTTGTAAGCTGGCCCAAGTATAGTTGCCACTGGCCTGAACAGAGCGTCCTTACCAGCGCCGGACACACCAAGGATGATGGGTTGCCAACTGGTGCGCTTGTCCGGACACTGTATAGTGAAGGCCAGCCACCAGAGCAGAGCTCGTCTATAGTCCTCCTCAGGTACCACGTGAGCCAAGTGGGTTAGCCATGGCTCTACGTCACCTGTCCGTGGCTCTATAGCGAAACCGTGCCACGTGTTCAACAGCTTACGACCATCCTGAACCACTGTACGCTTCTGCTGATGGTGCGGTACTGGGTACCAAGTGTAGTCAGCCACCTGGTTAAACCCTTGCTGCTTAGGTAACCATGTGGCTAGCTTAGGCTTATGGTCTTTAGTGCCAGGAAATTCATTAATGTTAGAGATGTTCAACGAGTCAGCACTGAGCTCAGTCATGTCGTTGAAGTCGAACCATGTGTTAGTGGCACGTATGTGGTAGATGTTCTCGATTACATCCTTGTACTTACTAGCGTTGCGTGTGCCAATAGAGTCGATGATGCGTTGTAACTCATCAGCTGACAGTGGTTCATCGCATAGTGTTGCGTTATAAGTGAACATCATGGCCGTCACCTCTATCGTTGTATGGTCTTGACCAAACAAGTAGCCACACAATCTAGTTAGTTCCGAGTTACGTTGACCGTTTGGTATATGCGACGGTATCTCATAACTATCTTTATTGTTAGACTGTTGCTTACCAACGAAGAACGAGTGCAAGTCTTGGTATAAATATGTTGTAACTGGGTCCCAATGAGTCAGATGTACTTTAAAGTCCTCTTTGCCAGGCTTACCATTAGTTCCGGCAGGTAGACGTACCAATCGGCCTATGCCGTGAGCGCCGGCGTCAGTATAGCCTGATTTAACTAGCCCGTTTATTAGCTCTTTAGCTTTGTGTGGGTCTTGCTCTGGCACAGAGAGTATGTAGCCATATTGAAAGTTATCTGGGGATGATTCTATTATATAAGACGGAGGTAGAGATGGTGTCTTTGCTTTAGTACCAACGTCATCGCATACCAAAACGTTGAGGCTCACGAAGTTGTCGTTTTTACGAGTATTGTTAGTTACTGCACATATTGCATAGTATAATGAATGGCGCAGATTCAGCTTGTCTGGTGGTATATAGCGAAATCTCTGGTCGCATGTGAATGCTTGGTGTTGTTGTGTTTTGAATATTGCTTGTAAAAAATCATCTATATTTACATGGTCCATTATGTTGCCTAATAATCGCCTGTTAATTATTACGTTTACCAACTGCACTACCAAGAGTGCGTCGGCCTAGACCGACGCGAATGGCATATAACAGGCAGTGGTACAACGAGGAACACCATTGGTAATCAGCCAATGATGGTCTAAAAGCCTATTGATTAGATAGATTTTTAGAACATGTTAATCATATCATAATTATGACTTGATGTCAACTATTTTTCTTGATTTATCGTACCAGACGTGATAGTATATACAGAATAGAGAAAATGGCTGGTAGGGAACTGAGGGAACTGAGGGAACTGGTAGGGAACTGGTAATGGTTCCCCTTTATGAGCCATGTAAGTGATTGATTTATAAGAAGAAATATAGATAGGGAACCAAGGGAACCATTATTATCTCTATCTTGGTATTTAAAATCTAAAATAAATATATAGATCTAGTTTTTTTACCTGGTTCCCCGGTTCCCTATGATCTAAATCATTGATTTATATAGACTTTATAGGGGAACAGGGGGGAACCATTCGAGACATTTTTTAGGCATATTTTGGAGAAAAATCATGGAAACTATCAATTGGCCGGAGACTATGAGAAAAGTCAACGGAATGATACTAAGTGAAAAGAAAGTAAAAGCTGGCTTAAGAGCTGAAGAGTTAAGAGAAAAACTCGACCCTGAGGCAGCAATCCTTGGTCTGCTCGATCTTGGTAAGCAGTCAAAGACTTGTGACATCGAAGACTTACCTAGGTTAAAGTTCCAGGCAGATATATTCACAACTATATTGCGCAAATGTATGCCTGACTTGAGGACGTTAGAAATCAAAGAAAAGAGTAGTAATGCTACTACTCTTATCATTGATATGAAGCGCGATTAGGCTATGCTAAACACTCTACGCATTATGCGCATACCTCTGGCGTTCCAAGACACTATAATGGCAGGTTGACAACCGTCGCAGTCTACTTCAGTTGCATACTTTGCCGCTTTTTGGTACAGTCTATCACATTTGGCTTGCGTACTTTTCTTGGTAAGCTTCATGGTATTGCTCCGATTGATTGGTTAAAATATCTCACTGGGTCAACGATAATTTTCTATCTTAATGATCTATCAAGATATAGATTATCGTTTGACAGGGTCTAACAGGGTAATCAGAATCATCATATTTAATGATGATTCTGATTGATTATATTATAATTGAATGAATTTGAAAACCTCACCTCCATATTCGAAGTCTATCTCGTTAGACTTCTTCAAGGCCGCTCTGATCTTGAACCAGTTCTTGGTTCCTTTGTCTGGAATGCCATAAGCTGCCATGGCTTTGCAGATGGATGGGTATTCAGTTCCGTTAACCGATATGCCGATAGATCTTTGGTTGATTTTCTTTGGTTCGGATTCGGTCTTCGCTTTCTCCTCAGCTTTCTTGGCGTCGTTCTCCCATTGCTTCTGTGTCGCTTCTTGTCTCTTGAGTTCGGCCTCTTCTTCGGCTTTCTTCTTGGCGTCAAGTTCGGCTCTTTTTCTCAGTGTCTCTTGTCTCTTGGCTTCAATCTTGATTGCCTTGTTAATCTCTGCATTGGTCATCATTTTGTAGGTAGGATGGTCAACCTTCTTCTTGGCCTCGTCTCTATCCATCCCCTCGACATGTGTCCAATACTTGATATTGGCTCTCTTATTGGCCGCATCGTTGTGAGCTTGAGTGCCTTCGGATGAAGCTGTTCTTTGGTTAGTTGCAGTAGTCATGGTGTATCTCCAGATTGATTAGATTGATTAGATTGATTAGATTGATTAGATTGATTAGGTTTTGACCTCTTCCCTGAGGTCCGAGATTATTCTATTCTATTTATTCATTATCTTCAACTCTATATAATAGAGATTGAAAAACTTCCTTTATCTCGTCCAGATTAAGATCATATTCATGAATGATCTCTAATATACTGCATTCGATGTCTAGGACGTTATTTTTTAGATTATCGGTTATCATTTTTATTCTCCAGATGGATTAGATTGATTAGATTTTTTAAAGAATCATCTCTAAGAGATGATAATCTTTGATCGATTAGATTTTTAAAGATCGAGAATCATCTCTAAGAGATGATAATCTTTGATTGATAGATTGATATAGATTAGATCATTATCATTCAATCATCATCATTATCATCGATAGAATCATCATATATAGATAGATGATTCAATCAATTTTGAATGAGATTATATTATATCATATCTTTTAAAAACGTAAATAATTTATTTTATTTATTTTTAACTATTAATACTATCAATTACTTATGAATACTAGATAGACAAATCAGTCAGAGGAGTTTCTTCTAGTATTCATAAGTCAGAGGAGTTTTCTTCTGTCAGAGGAGTTTTCTCTTGTCGATCGATGGGGGGATTTGATTCTACGTCGTTGACAACGGACTAGACTGTAAATTTTATGCAACTCAAAAAAAAAAAAAAAAATGGTTTTAGACTGTAAATTTTATGCAACTCAAAAAAAAAATGGTTTTAGACTGTAAATTTTATGCAACTCAAAAAAAATA